GACGTACTTCGACATCGAACCGCTTACTGTGCTTTCGACAAGGGGTTCCGAAGCTTCTTCGGTGGGTTCAACTGCAGATGCAGTTTCAGCCTTTCTAGTGAAGTAGGATTCCTTAATCGTTTCGATCTTCTTACGAAAATCTTCTTCAGTTTCAAACTCAACACCCTCTGCGAGAGAAGCAAGCTTCTCCTTCTGAGTCTCTGCGAGACCAGTAGCGCATTCGTTCACAATTTCCATTTTGACAAACTCACCAATACGCTTGTTCAAAGTAATATTGGTGTCGATTTGCTCGTTGAGTTTAGCTTCCATCTCATCAAGCTCTTCAACCATGCCATCCAGCAGGTTGAATTTCTCCTCAGGCACAGTAAAGTTGTGCTCTAAGAAGAGACCTTTTAGACCGTTGAAGAACGACTCTGCCATCTCAGTCTTAATGCCATGCTCGACTTGGAGAGCATTCTCCTCCATCCAAGTCTTAGCGGCATAAGTCAGATAGTCGTCTACCTTCTCGGCCAATTCTGTTTTGATGCTCTCGACTTCTTCAGTCAGAGTAGCTTCAAATGCTTCTGTCAACGCTGCAACTTCAGCATTAACCTTAGCGGTTACTGCTGCTTCAAAGATTGTTGCTGCTTTTGCACGGAACTCTTCGCTGAGTTCTTCACCAGCGACAAGAGCGTCAACATCCTCAGTAAAGTCGTACTCGGTTTCAGCGAGGACTTCCTCTTCGCCATCTTCCGTTTCCTCCATTTTAGCGGATGCGTCACTTGGTTTGGTCGTAGGGGCAGATGCTTTACTTACTGCCTTAGCAGCAGAAGCGCCAGCGTTCTTGGTGCCCTTTGCACCTTCCATAGAATCCGAAGTTACCGTGAGTACTTTCTGAGATTCGTCCTTGAGGTCGGACTTTTCTGCAGGTTTTGCATTCTTGGTGACGGGATTAGAACCTTCGGACACTTGCTCCATGTTATCTAACTCCTGTTGGGTCTCAGCCATTTGTTTGAACTCCGTTATGCTTTAGCGTTGTCTGTATTTATTTATAAATCACAAACTCTTTAAAAACTTGGAAAACGCGGAAACTTTGCGTTCCTGCAAGTTAATAAGAGTTGCCTGGTCAATTTCATTCTTGATAGCAGCAACATGTGCTTCTTTCAGGATTCCATTGTCCCAAACCCATTCTTTTCCTTCCATGATTCCGTCAACAAATGCATCAGGAGCAGAAGGGTCTGCTACAATATCAGCAGCAGTGGCAAGCATAAAGTCATCAGCAACAACGTTGCATCCTTCTCTTTTAACCAAAGAACCCATGCCTCTGGAAGATACGCCAAGTTTGACGCCCTCATCAAGGAGGTTCTTTGCAATGTTGCCCATGGGAGTGTCAAGAATTTTCGCTCTACCAATGAAGTTGTTTCCGTCTTCTTTGAGAGCGGTAATCTTGTGAGAAACTCGGTCAAGGTTGATGGAAGGACCATCGGGATGACCTAATTCGCCAAGAGCACGCCCCTTTTGAATGTAGTTCTCGTCGTATTTAGCAACTTCGCGTTGTAAAGTTGGTAACTTGTACATGCGACCATTGCGGTTTTGGAGTTCCGCCTGCAGGAAGATTCCTTCAATGAAGTAATTCTTCTTGCCTTCCGTTTCCTCAGCGATAAATTCGACCTGAGTAATTTCTTCAGCTATCAGTTTCATTGTCTTCATCGGTAGTTTCTTCTTGAGGTAACTCGTCAGTAGGAGGTTCATGAGGCATACGCTCATCAACTTCTACATCTTCTGCACCTTCAGTACCGTCAGGTAAATTATCTGCAAATTCATCTGCAGATGCTTGAGCGGTATCTTCTAAATCAAATCCCACACTTTTCGCAAAATCTAATTTGCGTGCTTGGATAGCATCAAAAGATGCTGCACCTAAAGCATCATTGATTGAATCAATCGCTGCTGCTTTTTCTCCACCAAAAATTTGATTTACAATTTGTTGTGCAATTTCGCTAGGCATAATAATACTCCCACTGTATAATATTTAGTTTATTTAGAATTCACCCTTGCGGGCATCACCTGGTTCTACTGCGGGAGGTTCTTGTCCTCCTGCTTCTGGTGTGGCAGCTTCATCGCCAGCAACCATAGCGGGATCCATTTCCGCTGCAGGATCAGCAATAATACCAGCTTCCATTTCAGATTCAATTTGTTCATCAATCTCCTTCATTTCAGTTTCAGTCTGCTTAAGAACTTGACGACGCATGTACTCAACAGAGAAATACTTTCCGACATAAGGGTCCATACTATTAACCTGATTCATACGCTCATTTCGAATTTCAATTTCTTTCAATTCGGTAAAATAGTTATCTGCAATGAAATCAAATTGGATGTGCTCCTTCATTTCCTCCCATTCTTCAAGAGTCATAATACCCTTAAGAATGAGTTGGGTCTTAAGTAAATCTGTAAAGAGTTCGGAGAATCTCTTACGCAGACGTGCAATGAACTTCTGGAATTTAACTTCATCACGAGTAATTTCAGCAGCACGACCAATGTTGAAAGTCGTTTCTGTTTCTAAACGAGAGGAAGGAACGTTGAGTGCCTTGTACAGTTTCTTTTGGAAATACTTAACATCTTCAAGTTCACCAAGGTTTTGTCCACCAGGAAGTGTGGAGATTTCTGTTCCTCTGCCGCCTTCACGACGAGGGAGCCAGAAGTCTTCCAGCATGGACATAAACTTCTTGTCATCTTTAATCTCACCAGTGTTCGCATCATAAACCATCTTGTTACGATATCGACCCATAACTTCACGGAGGTATTGTTCCGCTTTATTTTTGGGAAGATTGCCAACATCAATATAGAAGATTCTACGCTCAGGTGCTCTACTCAAACGATAGATAACCAGAGAATCTTCAATCATTCTCAGTTGGTTGACTGCCTTAATCGCCTTGTGTAGGTGCGAAAGCACCATGTTTTTATTTAAATCTTGAATGCCAGAGTGGCAATAGCAGATGGAATCAGTGGTAATCTTCATACCCTGATTTGTGGAATTCTTTAACCCTTTGGGATTATAAAGAAAATACTCTGCTGCTTTCTGGGTAAGTTGAGTATTAATATCAACGCCGCGCAGTTGCTCTGGACGCTTTGCTTCATACTCAGTGACCTTGCGAATCTTGCGAGGGTCGATATAACGAAGTTCTGCAAGACCTGCACGAGGATTCTTGGGGTCGATAATTTTGTGATAAAATAATCTTCCGTCAACGTACCAACGACGGAAGATTTCATATGAACGATTATCAAAATCTAGAAGTCTTAAGACCTCATGAAATTCATCACGAATTAATTTTTTAATTTTATCCGATGCCTTTAAATTAGATAGTTCAACCTCAACAGGAACATCATCAAAATTTCCACAAATAGTTTCGTTGACAATATCATCAACTGCACTATCGCACTCGGGTTGCATTACCATCTCTCTATAACGAGTGATGAGTTCATAGTCATTACGAATAGTACCGTCAAAATCGACAGAATATCCATAGTATCCGCCACCGACAATCGGTTGCGAACCATCCATATTATCCTTTTGAACAAAAGAAGGCCCCTTAGGGACCTTCTTCGCTCTTTCAAGTGAAAATCCGAAGAGCTGATTCGACATTATGTTATATGCTTATTGGTCCTGCACTATTTATCAAGCATCCGCACCTGCTTGAACTGGAGTCCAGTACTGAGTCTGGAGTTCAACGGTGAATTCTTCGATTGCATCATTGCTTCCGAAGTCAAGGTCGATTGCAGCAATTGCACTTGGGAAAACGTTATAGAACTTGTAGGACTTAAGAATCTTAGGTGCCTCTCCGTTCTTAACATCGCGTGCTAACTGATGAACAGTCATATCAGCGAAGTAACCAGTTGCGTCATCTTGGTCACCGAGACCTGCAGCAGAAGTAAAGTTCTCGTTGTATGCTTGAATGCTGGATGCCCAAAGTTCAAACGCATTACGCAGAACAAAATTACTATCATTTTGAATAGTAATTGTCCATGGTTCGAACGTTCTATCTCCAGCGATTTTCAGAACACGACCTCTAAAAGGAACTTCAATAACACCGATGTTAGAAGCGGGAAGATTCGCTGCACGAACAGTAAATTTACCCAGTTCAATTAACGATGCATTGTTGATAATACCTTGAGGGAAGTTCAAATCTACTTGGAATAGATTAGGACGAGCAAAGTCGGCTGCGACATTTGCCTTAAAATCGTCAATTGTTCCTCTTTTTGCCATTGGTTTAAAATGTCTCCGTCGTTAATATTTAGACTAAGTAATATTTTCAGACAAAAAAAGAGGGTCCGAAGACCCTCAAATTATTTTGTATTTTATCAGGAAGCGACTTCAGTAAATGCAACACCAGTTCTGGTAGCAACGAATGTCAGAGTAATATAGTTAATTGTGCGGGTGGGCTTAACGTAGATTTCTGCGTAGAACTCACCACGGTCAACTGCTTCTGCGGGGTTGTTGTCGCTGTCGCACTTAACCAGGAAGTCGGTTACGCCACGACGACCTTGGACATCACGCATGTAAGGCTCAACGATGTTGAGGAACAGCGAACGTTGTGCTTCATCGTTTTGTTCGAACAGTTGGGACTTAGCAGCACCACTGATAACACGCTCGATGGTGAGGAACAGACGGCGGACGTTGATTCTGTCGAATGCAGAAGCAAATCCAAGAGCAGTCTTATCTCCGTAGAGAACAACACCTTGACCAGGGAACGAAACGATGGGGTTAACGCGAGCAGCATACAAGCGGTCACGCTGAGACTTGGTAGGAGTGAACGCGAGTTTGATTGCGTTTCTCAGAACACCACGCTGGAAACCAGCAGGCGAGAACCAAGGTTCTGCAACTTCCGTTGTCTGTAGGCAGAGACCAGCAACGTCACCGTTGCAAGGAACATAACGATAAACATCATTGTACTTATCGTAGATGTACTTATAACCAGAATCAAACACCATGTACGAAGACGAAGGCAGTTGATCGAAGAAATCAATGATATTATCGGTTGCAGTTGTGGAATTAGCTACGCCGACTACATTTGCTCTACGGGGAGAAACAAATACCATGCAGTCACGACGCTCTTCAACAATGTTCACCAGAGAAGTAATTTTAGCAATTGCTGCAGAATCGTCTGCTCCAGAAGGACCAGCAAGAATGAAATCGATTTGTTGAGATTCGGGGTCTTCTCCGAGTTCGTATGCGCTTACTAAATCAGTGTTTGTAACGGTATAGTTACCACCAGATGT